TACAATCTTAAACAAAGAATATGTACTTGTCGATCCTTCAAAGGTTGGTATTGGTTGGCATATTGATATAAGTAACTCAGATTTACAAAACGATCCAAGTAGATTAGCTAGTTTAATGTATATCGAAAAGGGAACTACATACGGGGAACTTGATGAGAATTTAAACATGAAGTATTCAAATCAAGAACGAGCGAAACTCTTTGAAGAAAACCTACCACTTCCCGACTATCTTAACTTAGTTAGTTTTTTTTTGCGACAATCAATCGAATTAATGAGCAGTTATACGGAAAACAAGAAAATAAGGATAAACCTGATAAGGGCAGTGAGAGGTTTGTTTGGGAAAAACTAATCCACTATCTAAGTAAGGAATATAATCAAACGTGGGAGCAAATCGTTAAATGGAATATATTTACCTTCAATCATAGACTTAAATTTATTAACTTTACCAAAGAACAAGAAATAAAAACCATACAACGTGAGCGACGCTGATATAATTAATAGTTTGAATTTTGGGAGGTCTGAGGATATATTGAAAAATACGTCTGACAATCCTATGACTGAATTACTATTAAAGCTTACAAACGAATTAATAGCAGATTGGCGTAAACAATTAATCAATGATAAATCATACGCAACAGGGGATTTAGCTCAATCCTTAAGACCTGCAACAATCAAACCTGATTTAATCGAAACAGCTGGCGCACCACATTGGAAGTATATAAACTACGGTGTAAATGGTATTAAAGTTAATCGAGGCGCACCAACTCACGGCAAAGCCCCAAAAGGTAACCTATCATTTTACGATGCTATTTATAAGTGGATAGGGGATAAAGGTATTGTTCCTAAAGAAAAAGATCTAACACGTGAACAATTAGCAGGAATGATAGTTAACAGTGTACGAATGAATGGTATTGAAGCGACACACTTCTTTGATAAAGTTTTAACAGAGCAACGAGTAGATGAGATGAGTAAAAGAGTTTCAGACCTAGTAAGTCAAGCGATAAGAATAGTAATTAAAAAACCTAAATAATGGCAATAACCATAACACAAGAGCCGAGTTATCTGACACCGAGTGACAACCCTATTGTCTTTGAATTTAAACAGTTAGATGACGTTAGTGGTGATCCTAAATATAAAGTTTCATTTGTCGTAGAAGTATATGCAGGTGGTATAATCGGCACGTTTGAAGAATTTCCAGAGGTAGAGTCTGGAGGTTACTTCTATGGAAAGATTAATTTAAGCGACAAAGTTAGAGCTTATGTAAGTAATCACTCAGCAAGTCAAAGTGTTTACGATACTTACAAGGGTTGGTATGATCCTAGCAATTATGTAGAGGTGTACGTGACTGTTTACGAGAAATACACGTTAGTCGCAACCGATGACCCTGTAGTAGATACAGGAAGCGCAGTTGTGAGTAGTAGTATTTACGCTTTCAAAGGATCTCTAAATCGTAATGAGTTTAAGAACTGGGATTACAACCTATACAAGATAGGGGATAATGAAAGCTACTTCTTAACAGATAGAGCGTCGATAGTTAGTGGTTCAATTAGAAGATATTCTGCAAGTACAAAGAAATCCGATACAACAATATTAAGTTGGTTTGAAGGATTCGGCGCTAACTATACAGTAAGAGTTGTTTTTAATAATTCTAGTGGCGGTACAATCACTTCTTTAACAATTACTATACCAACGTCACAACAAGGTGAAATAGGAGCGTATAGGCTTAATATGGACGAATTGCTAGATAGAGGAGATATAATACAATCTACATACGATAATTGCGCTAGTGTTGAGTTTTATCTAAGTGATGCATTCGGTGCAAGTACTAAATCTGCTAGGTATACAGTAACATTTACAGATGTATGTTTTGATAAGGGTTCAAATTTACTTTGGTTAAATAAATTTGGAAGTTACGACAATTTCAGATTCACATATAACTCCAGATTCAAAGCGAAGATTGAAAGTAAATCATTTTCTAAAAGACAGGGTGAATGGGTAGGTACTACTTATAACGTGAACAATAACACGTTTGGAAAGATTGATTACCTTAAGACTATCACAAAGCAATTAGAACTATCTTCTGACTGGTTAGATGAGACAACACAAAATTGGTTAGTACAATTATATGAAAGTCCTTTGATTTATCTTAATGAGGCTACAGAAGTTGAAAACGTGGTTATAACAGATTCAAGTTATCAAGTAAAACAATTAGAACACGATGAGTTGTTTAATGAAGTTATCAATATTGAGTTCACAGATTATAAATCAATTTCGCTATGAATAGTAGGCTAGTAGTAAATGGGTACGAGTTAGACCTTTCAGATAATATTGCAGTACCTTTAAATCTTTCAATTACCGATATTAAAGAGCCAGAGAAACGCAAACGTTCGTTCTCAAAGACTTTAACACTTGAAGGTACGAGTAATAATATGGCTTTCTTCATCGGTGCATATGCTTTAGATGTTAGGCTAGTAGATAGTAGTAATATTCAATTTACACCTAATTTACGTTATGATTGTGAGTTCTTTAAAAATGATTTAAGAATATTCAAAGGTAAATTCAAGTTAAACGAGGTTAAGATAAACAACGGTAACTATACATTCGATTGCAACCTAATTAGTGACGCTGTAGATATCTTTGCTAAGCTTAAGGATAAGAAGTTGAACGAGTTGGATTGGAGCGAATACGATCACGCATTAACGACTACTAACGTGCTAAATAGTTGGTATACTTCGGTTAAAAAGAATGGCGTAGATACAGCGAATTTTGGCTCAGATGGTCAAGGATTTCAACCGCAATCATTCGGTTATATCTATCCTATTGTAGATTACGGCTATGCTAAACCTAATAATGCTACTTGTTCATTTAGAACAAATCAATTATATCCTTTCATTTACGTGAAAGAAGCCCTTAAAAAAGCTTTAGATTATGCTTTAATCGATACGAATATAGAAGTAGATTATACTACTAACTTCTTTGATAATGCTAATATGCAGAAGTTGATTTACGGCTTTGGAGGTGGTGAGCAAGTAAAGATAAACGACACGCAAATTGCGAGGTTAAGAGTTAACACAATTGGTAATTCTGACAATGTTGTTAAGCCGACAACATATAGAGGTAATAATAATTATTCCTACGTAGAGATTTATAATCCTTTAAATCCGAGTATATACAACGAGACAACGGTTGTTAGTGATATTAATGGCTTTGATTCTAATGGTGGTTTTAGAGTTTATTCATCTGGTGATTACAAACTAAGGTTTCAAGGTGAGATAAAAATTAAAACAAACGCCACGAGTGTATATGGAGTTAGCGGAAATATTACTTTAGGCTTTAAGATTAACGGCGTGTATTTCCAAATAACACAAATACCTCATATTATTTCAAACACATATAAATTCTATACGTTTGATGAAGAAGTGCCATTGAATGGGTTTAAAGCTGGAGATGTGTTAATACTTGATTTTAAATTAACAAGTGGTTTCGGTACAGCAACAGCCAATCCAAATGTGCAATGGGAATGGGTATCTTTAAATACTGATCTAACAAGTGCAGGAGGAATATTAACAGATGGGTCAACAGTGTCTTTATCTACAGCTCTTCCAGATATTAAATGCTCTGACTTTTTGAAAGGGATAATGAACTTGTTTTACGCCTATATGTCAGACCCGATTTATGATCCTGTTACAAATAAGTCAACAATTTACATTGATTCATTCGTTAATTATTACGAAGATCAATCTATTTACGACAATTGGACTGATTTAGTTGATGATTCAAAGGATATCACAATACAATCTAATTCACTTGTTGAGGGGAATAATTATACTTACAGATTTTCAGAGGAAAAAGATAAATTTAATAATCAATATAAAGATATAACAGGATCTAATTACGGCGAAAAACAAATCAATGTTGATACGTGGTTAAATGGAGAGGTAAAGATTGAGTTACCATTCGCTACCTTACCACCTATTAAGGCAACAGGAAAACAAACTATCTATCCTATATGTGTAACAGATGAGGAGAAACCTTATAAAGGTAAAGGAATGCTTATGTTTTACAATGGTTTGAGAGCAGGAGATATAACACTATTTAATTGTGCTGATGATACGAATGTTTATTGGTCAGAATATCCATTCACACACCACATAAGATACCAAAACAACGCTAGTAATATACCATTATTTGATTTGCATTTCAGCCCTAGGGAAATCGAATTTGATGGATTAAGGAATGTGCCTAATTTGAATACATTTGAAGTGTATCATAAGAAATTCTTAAATGAAATTACATCTATTGATTCTAAATTAGTAACTTTATACTTGAAACTTACCTACAAAGATATTAACGAGTTGGACTTTGCAAAACTAAAATTAATTGACGGCGTGTTATACCGATTGAACACTATCAAAGATTTTGATTCAGATGCTTATGGTACTACGGAGGTAGAACTAATTAAATTTTTAGGATAATGGCTATTGTAAACGTAAAACAATTTGAGGACTATATATTACAGGCTGAAATTATAGATGGTACATATACATGGAATGGTTCGGCTGGTTACACGTTGATAGGTTCTAACGATATCGATACAGGTGAATTTAATTCTCAATTAATAAGTGCATCACAAGGAGCTAGTGGTTCAGCAAATGACATTTGCCTTAATCATATTAGTGGCGGGTTTAATGACTGGTATTTGCCCTCGAATAAAGAGTTAAGAGCGGTATATGAAAAAGGAATATTAAACACTTCTTTGTATTATTGGAGTTCTACGGAGTACGATACTAATAATGCTTATTTTCTAATTGGTAATGATGGGACTTTTACCGATAGTTTAAAAACGGAAAGTTTTATTGCTGTAGCAGTCAGGAAAGAATATACAACAAGCTATGTAACTATTGAAAGAATGAACGTACAATCAAAAAACGCCGCTATATTAAGAGGTGGTGAAAACAACGCTGACGAGGACGTTTATAAAATGTTAGGAGGTGTAAATGGAATAAGTAAAAATTCAAATATATTGAGCAATGAGTGATGAAACAAGAAGAATAATTATTAAAAAAGGGGCTGGAGTTCCAACAATTCCAACAAGTGCCGACCATAGAGATGGATCATGGTTAGCAACTGATATCTATGAAGGTGAATTCTATATGAATACAACAACAGGGAGTATTTATACAAGAACGGCAACAGGAATTGAAGAAATTATTTACGATGTTGCAAACTTTGAAGTATTAACTAATAAAGCAACAAATTTCAGTGTAATTAATAACACAAAGTACCCGACTACTCAAGCTGTAGAAAATCAAATTGATGCTAAATTATTAGCTGAAAACTACTGGATTGTAGGAAGTGCGGAAATTGCACGAGGTTATA